CAACGTACTCACCTTCAGACAGTTTAGCATCTACGTCATCACGTACGTCAGCCGCATTAGAACCAACCGGGATATCATTCCCTGACACCGGATCGATCTCTAGTCCATCAGTAGCTAAGCCACCTTTTTCATACATCTTTTTCATGAGTTGTACTTCGCCTCCTACAGCATAGCCTCGTTGTTTGTTGAACATGGTACTTGAGCGGCTCTTAGCATACTCAACAGCATCTTCTTTGTATCTAAACTCTGGTAATTCTTCACCAGTCATCCAATCTACAGGACCATACTCCTTTACATAGTCCTGTATTACATCTTCACTGTACTGAGTACCATCCTCACCTACAGTGGGGACAGTGTACCACACTTCCTCACCATCATCGCGAGATAATTTAAAAGTAGTTGATCGTTCTGAGTAATCTTCCCCAGTCTCCTCATCCCTCCAAACAGGACGGCCCCTATCTGTTGTCTTTCCTGTCTTAGAAGCCATCTAGTAGGTCTCCGTCTTAGCACCATTGATTTTATCACGAAGCATCTTGAGGCTACGTAACGCTTTGATCTCACCTTGTAGTCGGTGTAGTTCCAAGGGTTCGTCCCTTTGTTCTAATTGTTTGTGGGCAAAGTCAATACGCTCATCGAGTTCCTCACAGAAGGAATCCCACAGAGGCTTATTATTTACCAGTTTCTTGATTTGCATTATAGATCTTCTCCATTTTGCTTTGTAATAATAACAGTAGCATCAGCCCATATGTCAAGCAGTATAAGATAGCTTAGGATCCATTACCCAGCACCACCTAGGTAGGAGGCAAGTTAAGCTTCGAGACTCCCACCTTCACCTGTATTAGCTGAGTGACCTTGTTCACCTGGGACTGGAGCTGCACCTGTACCAATACCACCAGCAGGCATACCACCTGTCGGAGCCTGAGGAGCAGCACCCGGGGCACCTGGGGCACCCGGAGGAGCTTCGGCAGGTGGGTTCTGTTCTTGGAACTTCTTAAGGATCTCAGCTTGGACTGCTGCTTCACTCATTGAGTTAGCAACCTTGTCTGGGTCGAGGTCCATAGACTCAGCGATCTCACGGATAACGTAGTCCATCTTAGCAAACGGAGCCAAGGCTGGGTTCTGTACAACTTGCAAGAACTGCATGAGGCGCTGGGAGCGTACTTCGTTAGCCATCAACGAGGAGGTACCACGTGCTTTAACTTCAAGGTCACCCTTGATGTCAGGGTCATGATCGAACTGCATGTTGAAGGAGAAGAAGGCTTTACCTAGTGGCCCGAGCAGATAGTCATCAACGTTCTTGATAACCGTACGGATAGAACCGTTAGCAGCAGACATAAGCATAGAGATACCACTAGCGGTACGACCAACACCAGATACTCCGGTCTGTCCGTGAGCGAAGCTAGGGAATCCAGTACTCTCATCTGCTAATACCCGTGCTTTATCGAACATCTGCATGTTCTCGTTAGATACGTTAGGGAACGAAGTACCGAAAATACCTTGTCCGGGTGCACCACCTTGACGGCGGAAGACCTTACCGGGGTAGACACTCAGGTCTTGACCAGGTACTAGGTTAGTTTCATCAACTTCAATGAGAAGGTTACCAGACAACGCAGCGTTATCTACAGCCATACGCATGAAGCCATTCATCAGGGTCTGTGTGTCGTCCATGTTCTCAGCAAGACCTACACCGAAGAAGGAGTAAGGATTTACTTCGTAAGGAACGGCAAAGTAAGGGATAATCTGTGGGTTGAATGGGTTCATAACCAAACGGAGAACTTCACCGTTACATACCCATACGTTTACGTTAAGTTGGTCAGAGCCTCTAAGCTCCCTAGGGATGTCTACGTTGTGATCCTCAAGGATATCAGTGTCTACGTAACCCCAGAACTCCAGCACTTCGAAACGCTCAGAGCGTGTCTCCTGTGCATCGTCTTCCATCGCCTGCTCCCACCACTCTTTAGTGTAGGACTCACCGTAGGACATAGCAAGATCAATAGAGTTCTTACGGAAGAAAGGACGTCGCTTAAGAGCACGAAGCTGAGAGCGAGACATCTTGTGACGTTCCACTACATACTCTGCTTCATCCATAGAGTTAGCGTCAGGATCAGGGTAGAAGTTCCAGATGGACACAGAGTCACACTGAGGCATGGTCTTGAAGCGAGGTTTATAGTTACCTTCGTCATCCCAGTTAGGATACTCTTTATCTACTGCGAACGGGCCCTTCATAATGCCAGTACCGAACAGAGCACACTCAAATGCAGCTGTACGGAGCTTCTTAGAGGCACCAGACTCCTCCAACTGGTCGTGAATCTTCTTCTCCATCTTCTTAGCGGAGATAGCAGCCGGGTGAAGAGTGATTTCAGTAGCTGTTTTACCTTCACCTTCTTTTAAGATGTCTGCAACAGGCTCTAACTTGGACTTGAGAGCACCAAGACGCTCCTGTAGGTCCACAATTGTCTCACCTGGCTTCAGTTTAGCGTCTTCAGGGTTGATCTCAGGCTCTTTAGCCTTCTGCATGTCTGGATTAGACTCGAAATGCACTGCTTCTGCGATACCTTCGGGCAATGTAGTAGGATCAATGCTGATTGGGAACTTGTTATTACCGAAAAGTACCTCTACAAGCTGCCCATAGGCGGCTAGTACCTTGGTTTTAGTCACTTTTACGAAGATACGGGACTTCTCAGTGCTAGTAAACGTAGTATCTGGGCCATAGAGGCCACGGTAATTACGATAAGAGCGAACCCAACGCTCCTCATCGGAGTAACGCCGTGTCTCAGCCTTACGAAACCGCTCAGTTACGTAGTCAACGACACCACCAACTTCAGCATCGGTAGTATCACCCTCTTTGATATCCTTTACATGGGAGGACTCAGCCTGCTCCATGTTGTTTTCAAAGTCTTGGTCTTCGTTTTCAAACATATCCATAAGAGTTCCTTAGTAACCGAAGGTTGAGTCTGACATTTGGAAGCCAGATCCGTGATTGTTAGGGTCGTAGTCCCAGAGAGAGGAGCGTGGGCGAGTCATTAGGCCGTACCGTAGGGCATCGTAGCCGTGGTCGATAGGGCTTTTAGTGTCTACGTCCTCTGGGTTATTCTTGTCGAGGGGCAATGCCGGTAATTCTGTAATAATGTTACGACAAGTATTGAAGAATACTAACCGTGGTTCTTGTGTAAACTCGTCTACCTGCAGTCTACGATGTAGTTCGTTCTTACCAGCTACCCGAGATCCCTTTGAGCGATCCGAGGGACGCCAGCGACAACCCTTTAAGATCATCTGTTCAGCAAGAGAAGGACCAGTATCACCTCTGTTGTGCCAGAGGGAGCTATCGAGTACCCCGTACCGGATACGTTCACCTCTTTCAATCTCATTAATCATATCAGCTAAATCAGAAGCTGTTGTCTTGTTGACGTAGAGTTCCCGGTAGATAACAATCTGCTCAGAGGGAGAGACTGCGAACCAGAGAACTGCTGTCATAGAGCCGTAACCGTAGTCACACGCACGGAACTTAGCCCAAGTGTGTGGTATGTCGTACGGTTCAACAACGTGTACCTTAGGGTTGAACTCTGAGAAGGCAGCACCTTCTGAGATACTCCAGTCACCTTCCAACAACTGTCTACGTTGATGCTCAGGCATTGAGAGCAAGTTGGCCTCGTACATACCATCTTCAGACAAGTACGGGTTGTTAAACAAGTTAGCAGGAATGAACCTACGTTTAAAGAGAGGCTTACCTTCCCACTTGTGACCTTTGGGCCACTTAATAGTCTCACCGTGTTCGTCTGTAGCGTAGAAGGGGGTATTAGCTGGAGCTGGGTCAATAAACATCTTCTTAACCCAGAAGTGACCTGGACCACCGGGGTTGGTAGTAGCTCTCATAAAGAGCGGTAACCCAGATGCACTTGTAGTCCGAAGACGGGAACGCATGTAGTTCCACGCAAACGGACTAGGCCACTGTGTCATCTCATCAAGACCAATCCAGTTGAAGGCCTGACCCTGGTAACGCATAACGTCATCATCACGGTCTAGGTACGACATCCAGAGAGTAGCACCACTTGGAGCCACCCATGTCTTATCTCTTTCCATGAACTTGATACCAGGGATAGCTTTAGGGTAAAGCTGCTTAGATACCGAGATAAGTTCACGAAGTTCCTCTGTACTACGGCGAACTAGGAGCCCACGAGACTGAGGGTTATTAAAGTAACGTACGGGGTCGGCCACCATTGCGTAGGATTTACCACCACCCGCTGCACCACCGTAGAGAACCTCTTGCTCACTCGAAGCCAGGAAGTCTTCCTGAGGACCAGGGTTAGGTGCGAAGATAATGTCTTGAGCTTTCCTAACATCAATCGGCTCCGGTTTCGCTCGAGCTGGAGTTGTCATCACGGGTGTCGAGGTTTCTTGTACCGACTCCACCGATTCTGGCTTCTTCGAGCTTACGGGCTTTTTCCGCGGCTTCTTTCGCGCGCCTTTCATAGACTCGATGTGTGGAGGCTGAGTTCCGCCTTTGTTCTTCGATGTTGACACGTTTCTTCAATCCTACATGTGATATATATCTACCGGAGTGCTCGGACAGCCATCTGGCTACCATTCGGAGGCTATACTCTGCTAAGTACTTCTTAGCTGTCTCTAGCATCTCCAGCTCTTCTGGGATAGGTTGAAGGATATCAGGGTCATCAGGGTCTTGTTCGTAGCCGAAAGGTATATGCCTTCCTACACGAACTACTGGGTACCACTCACCTGTTAATCCTCTTTTAGGGATCTTCCATGTTTGGCCTGTTTGTTCGGCCTTAAACGTTGGAGCTTGTTTCCTTGCCATCTTTATACCACACACAAATCAGTTTGTCAAGCAGTCTTTTACCACTTAACCTTATCTGCCCAGTAGGCAGCTGAGAGTTTACCTCTCTTAATGTTCTTACCATGACGAGCTTTAAAGGATGCTCGTTTCTTCTTCATTGCATCTGATTCACCAGCTTTAGGCTTACCAGCAGTCTTAGCGCCTTGTTCACCAAAGCGGATCATCTTAATGGTCTCACCTTCTTTAGCCAACACTACGTGAGACTTAGAGGGATGCTTAGGTGTACGTTTAGGTTTGTTGTAACCTGCAAACTTCTCACCTCTGTACTCGATAGCCATCTAGTCTTCCTTGGACTTCTTGGCTGGGAGAATGAATACAGGCTCAGACGTTGAGACCTCTACCCTCTCTGTTTTAACGAAGCCAGCACGATCCATAAGATCCTTAGCCGCTGCCATACGTTCTTTAGCACCTAGCATGTCTGTGTCACCCATAACCTTGAACATAGTGTAGGCTGCCTTAGTAGAACTCTGTGCAATGAACTTACGGGTAAGCTCTGCAATCTCGTCTACGAGAGAGGCCGTGACGGAGGAGGTAGGTACGTTGTCTGAGTAGCCAGCCAGCTTCTTAGCTTTAAGAGGGTCACCCTCTGCTTCTTCGAATAAGACAGCCAGGAACAACTCCTGCTTATCTGTTAGTGCTCGCTTAGTCATTAGACATTCCTCACTGGGTTATAAAACTGCCTACCGGAAACAGAGATATCATAAGTTCCACCACCCTTGTACGCTACGATCTTGTCACCGGCATGTAGGTAGATTCTATCTGGCCCTACTAGTTTGTATGTATCATTGCCAGCTACAGAGTGGGCTCTCAGTACGTAGTGGTAGGTAGCATAGTCTGCGTGGTATATTAGGATTGAAATGTTATTAGTAGCTCCACCATTGGTAGCCACACAGAAATCTACCTCACAGTCATGTCTGGCTGGTACGGTATAAATAACGTCAGCACCAGCGCCAGTCGTTGTGGACGTGATGCTCACACTCTCGAAGAAGGTGTTGTAGTTAGTCGAAACCATAACTTATTACTCTTCCCAAGCTTCGTTGACATCAGGGGTAGAAGGATCGTCACCCTTAAATTGACCATCTTCGTCCCGAGCACGTTTCCTCTTAGGAGCTGCTTTCTTAACAGGCTTCTCTTCTTCAGCTCGCATAGCTGCACAGACGACCAAAGCCATCTCCTTGTCGCTGTAGTGGAACTCACCGTACGGGTCCGTCTGACCAACGACGTCACCACGACTGTTGGATACCATATCACCGTGGATAAAGTAACCTGCTTTGTTCAACTCTTTTTCATACTTCTTAAAGTTCATGAGTACTTCCTTTGTGAGGGTGGGTTAGAGGCCCCAATATTCTTAGCATACTTCTTAGCGTTAGCCTTACGGGAGAAGCTACGGTTCGCTGACTTGGGTTTAGCCTCCAGGTTCTTGGCGGAGTTGTCTTTAGGGTTACGATTCTTATGATCGACATCTTGACCATCTCCCTTCTCCACAACACCTTCCCTAGCAAGTGTAGCACGGGCAGCGTTACGAGAAGCACGGTTCTCTTTCTGCTCAGGCTTGGCATGGTACCGATCGTACTCTTGCCGATAGTTACGTTTATAGTTCTTAGAGCTTGACATAGCTTAGTCCTCAAACAAGCAGATGGAGGTAATTATTGTACCGTTCAATAACTTGAACTTAGTAGAGATAGAAGCAGGGTCCATACTCCAGCACCCAAAGCACTTACCACACGGAGTCTTCTCGTCAATCCAACATCCCATTACTTACCACCTTTCCATTTTTCAATTGCTTTCTCGCCACTGCGACCTACGATGTAACCACCAACACCAAGTGTCAGAAGGTTCCAGAGTTGCTCAGGCAGTTCAAGGGTATTCTCTAGTATAGCTGGGTAACCGATAGCTATGATCGGGAAGATCAAGTAGTTCATAGCAATGATACAGATAGCCACCATCATGAGGAGAGGACGCCAAGCTGATGTCAACCAATTGTTTGAACTAGCTTCAGCAAGTACAATCTCACCTCTCATTTTCTCTAATGAGTCAGTATGCTCCAGGAGAGCTAACTTAGTCTCCCTCTCTATCTCAGCACGTTTGTCTGAGTCAGGGATAACCTTCTTCAGTACGTCCCCTAAGATAGGAGCTAGGATAGGGAGGAGAGCTGAGAGCATTATACTAGACCACCTTTAATTATAAAACCTACGATACCTGCTATAAAACTACCACCAACAATAAACAATAAACGAGTCATGTTAGCATTCATAGAGTCTTGGCCTCTACGGAGATAGGACAAGTTGGTCTTCAACTCTACCATCTCCTTCTCGAGCTTATGATGGTCTTGTACGTACACCGCTTGACGATCCGATATCTTTGATACATCAGACCTTAGCAGATCAATGTCTTCTTTAACTGATTCGAAGTCTACCATTTCTCTCTCCTCCATGGCTTCCTTCCTTAAGTATTTAACGTGGGTAGGATTTCCACGATAGCTGGTAGTGTGGCCCGTCAGGGAATGACTTCCAGTCACCTCCCCATTCCATATCTACTTTCAACTCTAGAGCAGCCTGTTTCATCGCATCAGCGATCTTGTGGTACAGTGGCCAATCCCACCGTACTTCACTATCTACGTAAGCACCTAAGTCGACTGCATGGCCGGTTAGATGTCTAGAACGTAGAGTAGTGGATGCACCTCGTAGCTTGAGGGCTTTCTGTCTTGTAAGAGAACGGAGACCTTCAAGTACTGTAAAGTCTTGCTCAGTAATCTCAATGGCACGTTCAACGACTTTGACTAGGTCAGGATGGACACCTTCCAGGCGTTCCTTACTCCTGTTACCTAAACGATAAGTCATTCCCAGTCCCTCTTCCTGTTAGGATCCCTAACGTCTGAGGCGGTGAGCATACCTTCGAGGTACATGCTTCGTTCCATCCTATCGAGGGATATCCAGTTACCTGTGTCGTTGTAGTACTTCTCTCTAACGTAGAACACATCGCTTCTTGGAATGTGTATTGAACGGAGAGCTTGAATGTCGTTGTCTGCTAGTGCTGTGAAGAAGTCACTTAGGACATCGTCCCCAGGGAGGTCTACCTTAATGTTGGTTTTGTATGGTTGTTCCATATTCTTTCTCGTTGTAATAGACACAGTTATAGCATAAGGCTCTGCGTAAGTCAAGGGGTAAGTTGAGGGATCGACAAAAAAGTACCTTTTTAGCGGATAACGACAAAGAAGGAGGACTAGAGTATCATCAACTCCTACTTATAATCTGAGGATCTGGTACTTTAAGTATAACTATAAGTATACTCTTTAACTATATTAACTAGTAGTTGGACTATATACTATAAGTTATACTTTAAGTATATACTATAAGTATAGTTATAACACCTCTTAGCCGCGATGTCAATCCCTAATCTTATACTTTAAGTTTATTTAATGTCTTGACTAATGAGATGTAGGTGTTTTAGTTGTCTTCCTAAGTAACCTAAAGGTATTATACACTAAGTACTTTACCCTGTCAACCCTTAATTACCCTAAAGTACTAACAAACAGTAACAAACAGCTCACATAGGCTATTATACGCCTACTTGGTAACCAATGTGGTTAACAGACTGAAAATACCCCTCTCTGTCAGTGTGGGTATATAACTACGCGTATACCCCCACTGGCCCCTCTGGACCCCTTGTCAACCCCTGACGTTACGTCATTCTGCATAGACTTCGTGATAGCAGCGGATCTGCCACAGTGATAAATAGGTCACACTCACCGGTTACACCCGGATTTCAACAGGCGGTCCGGCTGATAGTAGTTTTCATATACACTATAGGTCATCACTACTGACGTATTTCACCCTGTTCCACTCCCCGAGAACAAACAGTAAACAACCACAGAACAAACACAGAATTACCTCTGACAGCCATTCTAAGCCGTTTTCAGAGCCCAAACACCAATCCGGTCATCTTAGGTCATAAAATACCCTGTTCCCCATCCGTTCACTATATGTTCTCATTCTGTTCTTTTGACGTAACGTAACTTCGAAAACACCCCACCACACCTATTGACAATCGCCCAGGGGTATCCCACGCGCATACACACGCAGGCACCCACGCAGGCGCGCTTTCCATTCCTATCAAGAAAGAGGTTTTTAGGCCGTTCCTACTATCAAGCTGGGCACTGGGCTCTAATTCATACCCTAAGCCGTTGAAAACATTACATAATCGAAGAAAGTTAGATAAAAATGCAATTATTTTAACTTTTTATTGTCGTTGTATTTCAAGGACTTAGAAGGAGAAGGAGCTTTAACTGGTTGAAATCAATAGGTTTTCTAGCGCTTTACATTAGATCCGGTATAATATCTAAGTTAATTATCGGAAGGCAAAACAAGACGCCTCCCGAGGACACCGGAAGCGAGCTAGGCCTAGGATCCTAGCATGACCGGGAGAGACTAAATCAAACGCGCTGATTGGTACTCGCACCAGTCGCCCGACACCCCGATTGGACGGGTGAGGCGGCAGAAGGCTCTAAGTGGCTGGCGGGTGGTTTCCAACTGAAAGTCCGGTGCTTCTCAATCCTAACTTAGCCTTGCAACTACGGTTCGTAAGCGTGATTGATCTGAAACTAGGCTTTTGATGCCTGATCGAGAGTACCGGCGCTCACTAATGAATAGACTGTTTCAGCAATCGGGTGGGTTTAGAGAAAACGAAAGGGCATCACTTTATATATATGCCACCCGCGGTGGGTGGTATTTATTAGAAGTGAAAAGGAACAAATATCATGGCTAATGACATCAAAACAATCGAGAACAAATTCGTAACTAACATGGGATCTGGCGTTGGTGCTGGTGCTGCATTGCTCGAGCTGGTGAAGGACACAGTGGGCACAGGAGATGGCCGCTATCTTGCGAGTGCCATTGCTCGCTTGATATCCAAGGGCGACACGCAAGGGGCCAATGCGGTCCGTGCCATCGTGGGTACTATCATGCCGGGTGCTAA